AAGCGGGCGGCCAGAAGGCCGGAGGGGTGGCCGAGTGGCTGAAGGCACCGGTCTTGAAAACCGGCAGGCGGGAGACCGTCTCGTGGGTTCGAATCCCACCCCCTCCGCCACTTGCCCTCGCGAACCCGTTCTCCCGATCCGGCTGCGGCCGGATTTTTCCGTTGTTTTCGGGGGTTATGCGGGAGGGGCTGTTAACCGGCCCACGCCCCGAAAGGCGCACACGCGTTCTCTCCGGGCCGATATTCTCCGGACCTGTTAACCGATGGCTTTCCGGTGAACAGCCTTATCCCACTGAAAAAAATAACTAATTCATATATGCCGCGTGAGGCAGGTTCTCAGTTCCTTCCCCTTCTCGGTCGGGTCTGGCATCGAATTCGTGAAGGATCGATGCCCACTTGACCTATGATTGTCGATCGATGTTCAGATTAGCCCCACGATCCGGTTAGTTGCGACGGTGCCTAAGCGAAATAGCGTCTGCCGCTGGGCCGAGGCCAGCCGCCATGAGCGGGCGAGGTCTGACTCCCAGGGGGTCACGATGAGTTCAAACGAGCCATCGGTCAGGCGGCGGAACATAACGGCTGTGTCGGCATACTCAAATCCACCCTGCGCGGACGTGGGCAGATTCATCCGCTCCATCTTGTTGTTTCCGTGCCACGTCAATCGTCTGTTGTCCCATACGCGCGCGCCGCTGCGGAGGACGGGCTCACCGATCGTTAGATTATGCGGATAGTCGTACTGGTCGAACACAAAGCCGAAGAACCGATGGCCCCCGCGCGGCAGTTCCAGTTGGTTGCTCGATCCGCCCTGAAGGGCCTCACCGTGGACCCACATGGCCGCGTAATCGGCCGGGTTGATGGCTCCGTTCGCGATAGCGAGCCTGAACAGGGGTAGCGCGGCAGCGGCGACGGGTGCCGGCGCTGCTACAGGCTGCGCTTCCTGCTCGATCTCTGGCGGCGGCGGCTGGGCCTGGCGCAGAGCGGTATAGGCTGCAAGCAAGTCGTCGGTGAGAGCGGTCGTTCCAAAACGCGCCTTGTCAAAGGCGGCATCGGCATCGGCACGAGGAATGCTCTGCTGCACCCATGCCACCTCCGTGTTCACGCTAAAGCCACGGCTCGTAAGGTTCGCCGAGCCGACCAGCGTGCTGCATGTTTGGGCATTGCGGCCAAAGACATAAAGCTTGGGGTGAAAGGCACGCTGCGGCATAAGCGAACCCTGCGCCAGTCTCTGCGCGCCGGAGACGAAAATCGTGGCGTTCGCTAGCGCGTGCCAATGCTGCAATGCCTGTGGTTCGGTGAGGCCGAAATCGAAGGATGTAACAAGAGTCTTGGGCATCGCCGCGAACGCGGCAGGACCCACAGCGTTCGCGACGGCGGACAGCAGTATGTTTGCGCCGCCGAGCGTGACGTAAGCTGAGGCCACGCGAATATCGACCGCCCCCGCCGTGACGATATCGACGAGAGCGTTGCGCATGCTCGCCGGTTCCGCGGCATTCTGGACGATCAGCACGCCGGTGCCTGCGCCCCGCTCCCGCTGCCGCCGGTCGACGCGGTGGATGTTCCGGCAAGAGCAGACCGGGCCAGCGTTTCAAGCTGCACCAGGAGCGGCGATCCTTCGAGCAGCGCGCGCAATTTGCGGCGGCGCGCTGACAGTGCTTTGACGGGGTCGGCCAGATAGGGGTCGGTCGTGCAGTGGCCCTCGGCAAGTACGGCAATGTCCTTCGCGAGGGCCGCGATCTTCCGGTGATCGCCGTTTCCGGCATCGTATGTAGGCATCATCCTGTACGGCAGCGTGTGGAGATGCCGTTCGCCGAAATCTCCCTTCGGGTTGAACGCGAGGGTGGCGTTGGTGAGCGCCACGCTGTTAAGCATGCCGATTTGGTACCAGGCCTCGTCTGCGTCGGCCACGACCTTCCAGTAGAGGGTCTGATCGACGACAAGATCCTGGGCCTGCGCCACCGGAAGGCACGCCGCGCAGATTATCTTTCCGCCAGCCCCGGCCAGAATGAGATGCCCGGCCGCCCAGAACACCTGTTTGGACAGCTTGCCTCGTTCGTCGATGCGCTGCTGGAGCGTTTTTCCTTTCCCGACCGTTTTGAGCTTCTGGTTGATCGCGTCGAAGCGCCGCGCGGTCTGGGTAAATCCCTGGCGGCGGATTTCAGTCTCGTCGAGAATGCTCCATGTCCCGCCGGCCGCGCGCAGCGCCGGCAAAGCCATGGGCGCGCGGTGGGCACCGAGAACGAATGGCAGCAGGTTTTCCGACTGCGCCATGCGATAGATGAAGCGCGGCGCGACATGGCCGGGAAATCGCTCGGTCGCCATCTCCTTGGCGGATTTGATCGTAAACCCCCAAGCGGAAGCGCGGGTCGGCGTATCGACACGGTATTCCGGCCCAGCATTCTGGACGATGTCCACGCATACCGCCGTGCGCGGCATAAGATCGGCCCCCTGCTGCGGCAGGTCTGCCCCGCCGCTGGCCACGGCCGCACCGCCTCCCTTTTCGAGCACCCACGCGCTGCGCGCCGACCCGATGGTGCGAACTGAAAAGCCCGCGGCAGCCAGCCCCGCATCGGTCGCGACGAAGCCGGCGAACGCGTTCTGCGGAAGCCCGGTCGTGTCCGCTCGCTTGTGTCCGACCAGCGCCGCGCCGGGATACTTGAAGGTGCCGGGCGCTACCTGCCAGACTTCGGCGATGTCGAACGGCACGGGACGTTCGCTTGCCAGGAAGTCATGCCGCCGCAGCCGCTCGTGATGGTTTCCGTTCAGCACAGTGCCCGGCACGAGACAGGCGACGCAGGCATCCGGCCCGAGATAGCGGTCGATGGCGTGAAGCAGGTGCATCGTCCCCAGCTCAAGATGAAGGAAGGACTGTCCCGCCGGCTGGATGCCGTAGAGTTTCGCCCTGCCTTTCAGAAGGTCCCGGTAGGGATTGTCAGCCAATCCGCTCATGGCGAGCCACGGCGGATTAGACACAAGCCCGTTGAAGTGGCCGGTCAGGAGTCCCGGCCTGTATGTATTACGCAGGATGAATGCCCAAATGCCGTTGCGCCCGGCGACCGCCAGTTCGGCCATGCGATGCGCCAGCGGGAAAAGCGCGTCGGAAAGCTGTTTGTAGAGCTCCGGCGGCAATGTGATCCCGAACGCCTCGATCGTGCCATCGAGAAAGCTGTCCGCGTCGGCCTTGCTGAAGCCCGCGATGGTCCCGCACCGCTGAGCGTCGCGCGCTTCGTCGTAAGCCCAGTCCACGATCCGGTCGAAAAACTCCCGGTAGGCCGGCTGCACCAGCGCCGTCGGCAGTTGGATGGTCGTGCCGTCGAGGGAAACCGGAATGGTGTCGCTTTCGCCGACCAAGGGAACTGACGCGGAGACCGGCGTGACGGCGAACAGCGAGTCCGCATGATAGACCGGGATGACGATTGGTTTCGTCGCCGCCTTGATCTCGGCCGACAGGCTGACGACCCATGTCGCCTTCGCGAGGCTGACGGCCAGCGGGTCGATATCAAAGCCGGTCGCAACGTCCTCAAGCTGTTCGATCGCGGCAAAGCCGAACCGGTCCCGCGTCGCCTTTATGATTTCCGCGATCATCGTGCCGGACCCGCAGCACATATCGACGATCCGGGGGCTTTCCCCTGTCGGGAGGCCGTCGATGCAACGGTCGGCAAGCAGGCGGGCGAGCCAGTGCGGGGTCCATTCCTGGCCGAGCAGCTTGCGCTGGCTACGCCGGGCGAGCTGCGCCATGAGGCGGCCGAACAGATCCTCTTCAGGATACCAGCTGAAATTGTAAGCATAGAGATCGCGCTGGAGGTCGCGGGCCACCGCGACGAGCCGGTCGATGTAGGACGGGCCGAGAAGCCAGCCGAAATAGTCCTGCTCGACCACATTCTCCAGCTGGAATTTGTTGCGGAAGAATGCGCCGTTCAGCATCGCCTTCAGCTCTTCGTCCGTGCTGAGCAGCGCTTGGGCCGTCAGCACGTTTGCGCTCAGCAGCCGCGCGAGCAGCGTCACATAGGCTTCATCGACATACGCGGCGGTCCGGAAGGTGCCCGCTGGCCCCTCCAGGTGATCGACGAAGCGGGACCAGAGGTCGGTCGCCAGGCTCGCCGACGGATCGGCCGCGCGCCCCTCGTTCACCAACAGCGACAAAGGCCCCACGCTGCTCTTATGCGCGGCCGAGTCCATGCCAAGATCGGAAGCGAGGAATTCGGCGCGCAGGGGCCGGGACTGTTCGCGCGCGAGATGCTTCCTGATGAAAGCGCCGAGCTGTTCGGCGGACAGGACGCTGTCATCGGCCAGCGTCAGTTCTTCAACGACGACGAGCGTGATATCGGCAGCGGTGGAGGCGGACGGGTCGACACCCGGCGCAAGCACGGCATCGTAGGCGTACCATTCGACCGTGTCGGACAGCACGCCCCGGACCGTGGAAACCGGCATGCCTGCGCGGACCAGTCCCGCCGCCTGCTCCTGCACCTGCGCGTAGCCGGTGTCGCGCTTGGCCGTGTTGCGCAGGTCGGATTCGTATTCGATCGTGGTCGATCCCACGAGATTGTCTATGAACCGGGACGCGGCCTTGCCCGATCTCGTGCCGACCTTGGTGTGCGCCTCGGTCCCTTCAGTGTAGTTGTTGATCCAGGTTTCATGCGCGGTGTCGGGGAACATGAGCCGCAACCGCCCCTGGAACTCGCTGCGCAGGACCGCCTCAACACGGCCCGCGTCCCGCAGCATGCGGCAGCGACCGATGGTTTCGCGAATGCGGGCAAGGTCAGCTGTCATGGGTGGTCCTTTGTCGGGCGGCGCACGCGGCCTCGAGCCGGGAGTCGATATGGCGCGCCGCCTCTTTGAGGTCGCTTCCATCGCTGCCGGGCAACGCAGCGGCCAGAATGATCATGTTGATCTGGTGCTGGGCCGACGGCACGGCCGCGGCCAGCTGCTGTCCGAGCGTGGCGAGTCTTTCGCAGTCCCGGTCGGACAATGGCGGAATCGGCACCTGGCGGATGTGCGTCGCTTCGAGTTTGAGCGCGCCGCCGCCAAGCGGCGTGCCGGCGGATTCCATCGCTGCCCGGCACCAGCTACTGTGGAACAGGGCGTAGAGCGCGTGAACTGTCCATCGCCTCTCTTCCGCCCACAGGGTTGAAAAATTGGCATCGATCAGGATGGGCGGCTGGGTATTGAGCGCGACGGCCGGTGTCCCGTGATTGATCCGCGGCGTGAAGATCACGGGCAGGTGGCGCGCGGTGAAGGCTGGCAACATGTACCAGAAGCGCGGAACGTCGCGGCCGTTGGCCGGCCGGCGGACATTGGTGCGTACCGCCGATAGGTCGGGAATGAACCGCGCCGGCTCTTTGGGGTCCGGCGCATACCGGGCGGCGAGCCGCACGAACGATGCCAGTTCGGGCGGCATGACGCGCGGCACGGACATACCCCGCCTGCGGTAAGCCTCCGCAGCTTCAGTGACGGCCGGCTGGTCTTCCGGCAGGACCCAGTCCGACAGATCGAGCACGCGTGTTGCCGGAAGGTAGCCGCTCGCAAAGGACTCCATATCCGCCTGGCGATGGAGAACGGGCCGCAGCGCCGCCGCCGGAACACGGAGACGCATGTTCTGAAAGCTCTGCGACGCTTCGACGGTAACGGTTTCGTTCTCATCCTCACCGGCAAGCGTCACATAGAAAAACCGGTTGCAACCCGAACGCAGGCCCTGGCTGACCCGGATGCCCGCCCGTTCAAGCGTCTGGAGACGAACCGGCGTCGCGCCGGGCGGCAGCATGTCGCGCAATCCTTCCGGCATCGCCGCCGGCCGTGCCTCCGCGACTGAAAAGAGCGGCAGCGCGTCGCGCCGGTTTTCGGCGTTCTGAAACCAGCTCTTGCGTCCAAGGCGCTGCTCCAGTGTTCGCCATTCCTCATCCAGCGCAAACTGGCGGCTCTCGATGCTCGGAACTTCCCGGTTCGCCGCGCTCGCCCAGGTTGCGAAATCCCGCTCTGGTTCCGGCCCGGGGAAGGCGCTCCCTACCAGGGACCCTCCGCCCGCAGCCGCCGGCGTCACTTGCAGCCAGTGTGCGGCAGGCAAGGACGACCGATCCGACACGGGCGCTTGCGCCTCGTCCCATGAGAGCCGCCGCGCGATCACAAGATGCGTTCGCACCAGCGCGTCCGAAAACCAGCCGGGCTGCGTATCGGCGACGATGAATTCAAGGCGAAACGCCCGCAGCAGCACGTAGCGCACGACATCGGCGTAATCGCGCGAGCGCCAAGTGGCGGGAACGACGAGGGCCAGGCGGCCGCCCGGACGCGTCAGCAGGGCGGACAGGAGCCAGGCCGGCACCGAAAGATCGGCAAGGCCCGAATATCCTTCAACCAGTGCCTGCCAGAGCGCGCGTTCGCCGCCGGTCACGCGCGCGTTCACAATCGCGGACAGGCCCCGGCGCACGTCTCCGACACCGGCACCGTTCCCGTTTTGCGACTGGTATCTCACATACGGGGGATTGGTAATGACAAGATCGTAGCCGGGCGCATCCATCGCAGCGACGATCGCTGGATCAAAGGCGCTGCCCGTGACAATGCGGGCAGCGGCGACGGCACCGTCCGCCTGCAACGCCGCGGTCCTACGGCCGCAGAAGGCGGACGTCTCAGGGTCGAGCTCGATGCCGTCCAGCCGGTCGAGCCGGGCGTCTCGCGCCCGCGCCGTCAATGCGGCCGCGTCGAGAAGGTCGCCGTGACCGGCCATGGGATCGATCACGGCGCGCGCATCGGGGTCGAGCGCGATGTGCGCCAGCAGTGTCCCTAGCGGCAATCCGGTGAAGAACTGCCCCAGGCGCTTCCGCTGGGCGGGCGGCAGGCCTTCCTCAAAGGAGCGCGCCGAGGATCTGATCGCGCTGACCGCGTCAGTCGCCGGCACTGCATAAAACTCCCGGCAGCGTCTGTTCTGCATACCAGCGATAGAAGACATCAGCGTCGAGCGGGACTTGCTGATGATGGCTGAGGAAATGCGTGACGAGGCGGGAATACAGCCTCTGTGCCGTCGCTTCGGCCGGATCATGCGCGGCGGTCGCCGCGCGGTGAAGGGCCGTCGCGACGGTCCATACACAGTCGTCCGCCCCGGCCTTGCTTTCGATCGTGGCCTCGGCCTTGCGGCGCGGCCCCAACAGGAGCACGGGGTCGCCGCGCACGGCCCCTTCGGTCGTGACCTGCTTGAAGCTGCCCTGCTTCTTGTCGAGAACCCCCGCATATTCCACGTCGAAGCCGGCATCTTGGTAGGCGCGCTGCAAGGCGTTCCAGACTTCGGCGGACGCGGAATGAAACACCATCGTGGCTTTGCCGGACGGTTTTAATATCCGGCGGGCCTCGCTGAATGACCGGGTCAGCAATTCCCTGTACTCGTCGATGGACTTGCCCTGGTCCGGGCTCACGATGGCTTCGTCCGTGCGGTCGGTAAACGTCTTGAGCCAAGCCTCGTTTATGAAACTGAGTTCGGCATAGGGTATGTTGGCCCCGAAGGGCGGGTCCGTGAACACATAGTCGATGCTCTCGGATGGCAGCGCGACATCGCAACTGGAACCGTGGACGACTTCGACCTTGCCGCTGCCGCCGTGAATGGTCTCGAACGCCTGTGCAATTGTCGTCAGCTTGCGCCGCAATCCTGCAAAAAAGTTCTTCTCGACCGGCAGGCCGCTGACATACAGCACGCCGGGCTGGGCGCTGGTGACGACCAGGTCCTTCTGACCGGACTTCGCCACAACGCGCGTCATGATCGTGCCGTGCGCCGCGTTGTAGCTCAGCAGCCAGAAGCGAAGCCCCTCGCGGAGCGCGCCGCGATAGGATTCCACACGCTCCCACATGCGGGCGAATACGATGAGATTGCGCCGGGTGTAGAAATGATGAACGTGCGTAATGCCCTGATGGTAGCCCTTCCGGTAGAGGTCGCCCCAGGGGATCAGCGCCTGCGGCACGCATGACGGGATCGGCTCGGCCTCGATCTTCTTGATAAGCGTCAGGTCGGCGGCTGTGGCCGGACGCGACCAGCGTTTTTTTCCGGTCGAACCATAGACGCGGGCCATCGCCCGCCCGCGCAGGTCGCGCTGTTCGCCCAATACGTCGTCACGTTCCTGCACCGTCACCCGTTGCACACCGTCCAGCGGCTCTTCATGGCGGCATTTCGGGCAGGAGAAGGTGGAGGAAATCTCCGCCGGATCGAGCGCGACGCACGCATCCCACAGGGTGACGACGCCCCGGCAAGCAGGGCAGCGCAGCTTGTCGCTCCAGATCAGATGACGAAGAGAGCCTTTCGCGCCGGAGGGGTCGCGCGCCTCGTACATCCAGCCGTCTTCGCTCTCGCCTGCGGCCAATACGTCTTCGGCCGCCTTCCTGAACGCGGCGGGATCGGGCGGATTGGTCAGGGTCCGGCCGACAAACGAGCCGAGCGCGCCCAGCTCATAGAGAACGGCGTTGCGGGCACCCCATTGCACGTTAAGGCCGAGGCGGGCCGCTTCGGCGCGCAGTTCCGCGGTCGGCCGCTCGCACAGCAACGCGGCAAGGCCGGTCGTCCCGCTGCCCCCGAACCCATCAAACACGGTGTCGCCGGGTTTGGTGTGGGCGGCGATATAAAGAGCGATTGCTTCTGGCGATATCTTTGTTGGATATGGAAAGGCGCCGTAGAGGGTGCCAGTCCTCTTCGCAGCTAAGGGCCGCCTGTATAGCGCATTTAGAGCGGCCTCCGACATCGAATGGTCCGATTTGGATAGCTCGGGCTGAATTTGAAGCATGCGGTAACTGTCCCCTGAATTCTTCTTTTTTTGTTACGTCAGTTGCGACGAGGTAGGTTGTTTTTCGGACGCAGGACTCTGTGCTGCCCGCACCGGCTGCCGATGCCGGCGCAGATACTCATCTATCGCGCGCCTTACCACCCAGGAGACCGACACATCATCCTTGTTGGCCAGCATGTTCAGGGCGTCGAAGTCTCCGGACGTTACGCTCACGGTGACCCGGGGACCGAGTTTCTTAGGTCGACGATTCATGGCGCCCTCCGAATGTTCCGCTAATGTTCACCCTAGCGATTCGCACGGTGATTGCAACAGAGTGCATCACTTTGACTCATCATTCTTCGGATTGTAGCTGCACGCGGTGGCAGCAGGCAACGGACGGCTACCGCGCTCTGAAGTCTCTCGATTTCGACACAACCAACTCATCTGCTCTTGCCACTGAGCCGGGGCAGGCTCTCGCAGCGTCTCTAGCGTGAGGCATGCGCGCTGACGCCCGTCCAGGATCGCCTCGACGATGTCCGGCGCGAGCAGCGTCAGGCGCAGGACACGGGTCAAATATGGTGCAGCGATCCGCTCGCGCTTAGCCAGTTCGGCGATGTTGGCGAACTCGCCCGTCTCAAGCATGCGCTTCCAGCGGAAGGCGCGCGCCAGCGCCTTGACCAGCGAAGTGTCGGTCCGCCGCGAGTGCGTGGCACCCTCTGGCAGCTGCATCTCCTTTCGTCCGCCGCGTTTCACGACGCGGAACGGGATGTGGAGCGTGACAGTCTCGGGGATCGGCATGCCGCGTGTCATGCGGCTTCTCCGATCCCGCCGGACAGCATCTCGCGCGCGAGGCCGCTCAGCCCATCGACGCGCAGCCGGACGTTTAACCCGTCTGTGCGCATGTCGACGCGCTCAACCAGCAATGTCACGATGCGTGCCTGCTCGGCGGGGAACAGTTCGTCCCACAGCGGATCGAGCTGCTGCAGGGCTGCGCGGCCGTCGGCTTCGGAGACGTCGTCGGCGTGGACGCGTGCAGCTTTCCACGTCCCCGCCACGATCTCCGGCTGGCGGAATACGGCACGGAGTTGGTCAATGACCGCGGCCTCGATCTCCCCTGCTGGCACGCGGCCCACGGGGCATGACCCGGCACCGTGCTTCAGCACTGTCTGGCTGACGTAGTAGCGGTAGAGCCTGTCGCCCTTGCGAGTATGGGTCGGCGAGAACGCGGCGCCATCGGGACCGAAGAGTAGTCCCTTCAGCAGCGCGGGCGTGTCGGCGCGAGTCCGGGCGGCGCGCTTGCGGGGGCTTTCCTGCAGGATGGCGTGGACGCGATCCCACGCTTCGCGGTCGATGATCGCGTCGTGCTCGCCGGGATAGCTTTCGCCTTTGTGGACCGCCTCACCGATGTAGGCGCGGTTGCTGAGCATCCGGTAGATGTATTTCTTGTCGATTCGGTTGCCGCGCGGCGTCCGGATTCCGCGCGTGCCAACCTCCCGCGCCAGTTCCGTGCAGGACCCGATCTCGAGGAAGCGGGCGAAGATCCAGCGCACATGCGCAGCGGTATCTTCGTCGACCACCAGCTTGCGGTTCTCGACGCGGTAGCCGTAGGGCGGCACACCGCCCATCCACATTCCCTTCTTCCGGCTCGCGGCGACCTTGTCGCGGATGCGCTCGGCCGTCACCTCGCGCTCGAACTGGGCGAAGGACAGCAGGATGTTCAGCGTCAGCCGCCCCATGGAGGTGGTGGTGTTGAAGGACTGCGTGACCGAGACGAACGTCACGCCGTTCCGGTCGAACACCTCGACCAGCTTGGCGAAGTCGGCGAGCGAGCGGCTGAGGCGGTCGATCTTGTAGACCACCACCACGTCGACGAGGCCGTCCTCGATATCTTCCACCAGCCGCTTCAATCCAGGGCGTTCCAGCGTGCCGCCCGAGATGCCGCCGTCGTCATACTGATCGCGGACGAGCACCCAACCCTCGGACCGCTGGCTGGCTATGTACGCCTCGCAGGCCTCTCGCTGGGCGTGGAGCGAGTTGAACTCCTGCTCCAGCCCTTCCTCGGAGGATTTGCGGGTGTAGACCGCGCAGCGCAGCTTGCGGACGACCTTGGTTTTTTCGGGCGGCTTTGTCATGTCCGCCCCCTGTGGTTCTTGAGGCCGAAGAACACCCAGCCGTTCCAGCGCGTGCCGGTGATCGCGCGCGCGATGGCCGACAGCGACTTGTACGGCCGACCTTGCCACTCAAAACCGTCGGCGGTGACGGTGACGATCTGCTCGACGCCCTGCCATTCTCGCAGCAGCCGCGTGCCGGTGATCGGGCGGTCACGGTCGGCTCGGATGCCGCGCTTCCTCTTGTCGCCGCCATCCAGTTCCTCGCCCAGCCGCTCAAGGCGCCTGATCGTCTCCGGCTTCAGCCCGCCATAGGCCAGTTCCTGGATGCGGTAGGCGAGCCTGCTTTCCAGATAGCGGCGGTTGAACGGCGGCGGCTCGCTGTCGAACAGCTCGCGCCACTGCGCCTTCAGCTCCGGCGTTGTCGCGGTCTTGAGCGCGGCCAGGCGCGCGGGGATGGGATCGTGGGTCGTCATGCGGTTCTCCGGCGAGTTGGAGTTGCATGACGGCATGCGCTCGCCGGAGAGTGTAGGCGAATTTCTCCAGTATCGTCAGAAGGTTCGCCGCGCTCGCGCAGCCGCAGCCGGACCAGCCCGAACGCCAGCAGGCCGCACAGTTCAGTGCGGCGTTCGGCAGGGGTCATCCGGTCGGGCGGCAGGGGATTGGGGCGTTTCATGTCGAGGGGGCCTCAGCGTTTCCTTGCCCTTGGCCTCTACTCACGCCGAACGGAAAGCGTCCCACCGCACGCCGGCACAGCTATTGTGCGTTGATAGCAAAACCTACCCTCTACCGGGGGTTGAGGAACCGGTTCTCTCCCGGATAGAGCTTCTGCGTCGAGTACCCTGTTCCGGATTTATCCAATGCCAAGGAAGCTGAAACCCTTCCTCACGCCGCGGCTGCTGAGGTGCGTGGAGATCGACCTGATCGCGCGGCTGCTCGATCGACACGCCGCAACACTGCAGGGATTCGATCCCGGTATCCTCGATGGCCCCGAGCAGAACGCCCGCGAGGCGCTCGACGCCTTGCTCATGGCGCCCGGTGCGGGACATCCGGCCGGGCTCGCCTCCGATCTCCATCGCATCGCAGCGCTTGCCGACACCGGAGGGTTGAGGATCATTCGTGAACAGGCCGCTCGCCTCGGCGTCGAGATCGCGCCTGCGCTCGAAGCGCGGCGCCAGGACCCGAGGCACGTCGCGCTGCTGATCTTCCTCGATCACCCCACGGTATTCGACGCGGCATCGGACATGCTGACGCTCCAGCACTTCGCCTCGCTCGCCGAGTTCATCGGCCGCGAGGGCGGCGTCGTGCCGAGGCTGACGGAACAGACGAGGGCCGCCTTCGAGCAGCTCGCCGCACGCGCCTGCGAGGCCGACCATCGCGGGTCCCATTGCCGGGTCGGCTGGTATGGCGACAGCGAGGCGTTGCGCATCGTGGTGACCCATGGCTCGCTCGTGCGCACGACGCCGATCGTGGACGGCGAGACGGAGAGCGTGATCAGTTTTCGAGAAGCGGAGCATGTTGTCATCGCCTATGCGGCCCCGACAGGGCGGCTGGAAATCGGCGGCGCGCCGAAGGCCTTCTGGTGTCGGATCGCCGAAGGCTTCGCGGCAACGGTGCTGGGGCGGCCGGGTTTCTTTGCCTTCGAGGACGCTCAGAATCTCTACACGCTGGCGCCTATCGAGCATGCCGGGCGCGACTTCGCCTTCCGCCATGGCTTCGATCCGGGCATCCGCCGGGTCCGCATCGTCGAGGCGCGCGCGGACCGCGTCATAGGCGATGGGTGTGGCGACGCCACGCAGGGACACCGCCTCGAAACAGACGTGCAGGTCGCACGCTCCTCGCGCGGAAGCGCCGTCGCGCAGCTCGTCGAGATGATCGGCGCGTCCCTGCTTGGCGTATCGTGGCGGCTGCGACACGTCGTGTTCCGCGTCGAGTTCGATGTCTCCGGCGCGCGACCGGCGAGCGTGACCGTCAAGCTGCGCCCGCCCGCGACAGCGGCGTTCCCGCGCACCGCGTTCGAAAACCGCATCATGAAGCTGCTGCACTGCAATGGGCTCATCCATGACCGATACGCTGATCGCGCTGCTGCTGCGGCGGACTGAGCAGGGCCGCTCGGCGCATCTGTGGGGCCGGGAGGCGCGGCCGCATCATGGGCGAGCCTTCGACCGGCTGGTCGCTGCGGGCGTCCTTGTCGAGGAGCCGCCGATGGAGGCGTGGTCGACCTGCACGCATTGCCATTGCGGCTTTGACTGGCGGCCGATCCAGCGGATCGGCGCGCGCATCGTGGCCGCATGCCCGATCGACGCCGGCTCCGACACCGAACTCGAGGAGGACGACCTGCGCAGCTTCGCGATCGACGCGTCGGCGCTTGTCGCACAGCTGGCGAGCGAGAGCGACCTCGACGGCGCGGTCGAGGAAATCGCGCCACATCTCTGGCTGCTCGGCCGCCTGCACACGGGCCGCATGGTTGTTCTGGCGCTCGACAAGGATGCGATCGCCCATCCGGGGGCCACGCTGCTGATCCGCGCCGTCGCGGCCGGTACGCCCGCGACGCTGCTCGCGCCTTCGCCGACGGCGAGCGAACGGCGCCGGTTCAAGGAGGCAGGGATCGATCTCGTCGAAACCCTGTCGGCCTTGACGCCGGGTCCGCGTGGCATCGACCGGCTCGATCGGCATGCGCTCACGCCGAAGGCTGCCGGACCGAGGCTCTCGATCCGGGTGACTGTTCGGGCGGTTCTGGTCGACGGGACGCCGCAGCGCGTGCCGCCTCAGCCTTTCAATCTGCTCGCATTGCTGGCGCGAGCGGTGCGAGACGGTGACGGTCCGGTCAGCAACCGCGCCATCGAGGATGCCACCGGCCGCGACGCCCGCGATCTCGTTCGTGAACTGCGCGATGCTCTGTCGGCGGGTCGAGCAAACGCCTCCGAGCTGCGGAACTGGATCGAAGCCCGGCGGGGTCTCGGCGCCTTCCAGCTCGTGCTCGAACCCGGAGAGGTCGAACTCGCAACCTAGCCGAACGAAGCTCGCCGGGGGCGAGTTTCCCACGGAACGCCCACGCAAGTCCCACGCAGTTCCCACCGAAGGCGCGACAAACTTCGGCAGTCTCGGCCCATCGATAACGATGACCGGGACGCCGAACCATGAAACCTCCGCTCGCAAAGACCGACCTCTTCGTCATTCTCCTCGAGGCCGAGTTCGCCGCGCGCCGCCTGCATCGCAAGCTGTCGCTGCCCGCGGCCGATCTCGACGATCTCCGCCAGGAACTCCTGATTGACCTGATCTGTCGGCTGCCGGGCTTCGACAAGCGCCGCGGGGCCATCGGCGCCTTCGCCGGTCTCGTTCTCCGCAACCAGTGCTCGCGCATTGCGATCCGGCACCATCGTCAGCGCCAGGCGCAGGGCGGCAAGGTGCTGTCGCTCGACGCGCCCGTCGCCGGTAGCGCCCAGCCGCTGGGCTGCCTGCTGGCGGAGACGGACGGGCTGGCCGCCTGGCATGGGCAGGATCGTTGTGCCGCAGTGGACGTGGAGACCCGCCACGATCTCGCCCGGGCGCTCGCCGACCTGCCGGAGGATGTCCGCGGGCTCTGCGCCGCGCTCGGCACCTGCGCCGTCGCCGATCTGGTCGGCCGCGACGGCATCTCTCGCTCCGCCCTCTACCGCCGCCTCGCACGCCTCCGGCTCGATCTCGCCATGCGCGGGCTCGGGGGGCGGTGGGACGGTTCGGAAGCCGCGTGAGTAGAGGGAGGACATGGAGATGCTCGTCATGCCCCCAACAGCTTTCACCCCGGCGCGGCCCCGGCCGCTGACCGACATCGAGTTCTGCGCCTGGATCGGCCAGGCGATGCCCGGCGACCGGCTGGGATACCACCGCGGGTTCCTCGGAATCGACACGACGGCCGTGATCTCGACGCTGCCGGAACCGGACCGCCGCAGGCTGGCCGCGCTGGCCGGCGCCGCGCACCGGGCCTTCGAGGCGGGCCTCGTCCACCTCGTTCAGGTGCGGCTCGGTCCGGACCGCTTCGCCTATCTCGCCATCGCGCGGACCAGGCCGCGCCGCACGCCAGTGCCGCTCGCCCGTCTCATCGAAGACGCCGAGGCCGCCTGATGGCCGTTCCGTTTCCCTCCATCGGAGATCCCGCCATGCCGCACCCCGACAATGCCCCATGTTTCGACGACCTCGAAGGTCTCGCCCTCGGCGATATCGCGGCGCTGCCGCCCGAGATGCTGCTGGATCTGCAGACGACGGCGCTCGCCGAGACCGCCCGCGTGAAGCGGCTGCGGGACCGGCTCGAGGCCGGCATCGCACAGCGCTACGAGGCCGCCGTCGCGGCCGAGCGGGCCGCGCAGGGCAAGACCAGCGGCACCGTGCGGGTCGAGGACGAGGGCGTCGTGATCGTCGCGGACCTGCCGAAAAAGGTCACGTGGGATCAGGACCGGCTCGCCGCCATGGCCGAGCGCATCCGCGCCGCCGGCGACGATCCGATCGAGTATCTCGAGATCGCCTACCGCGTGCCCGAGCGGCGCTTTGGCGCCTGGCCCGCGGCGATGCGCGAGGGCTTCGCGGACGCGCGCAGCGAGACCACCGGCAAACCCGTCTTCCGGCTCGAGGCTCGAGACCGGTGACGCGCGGCGGCGGGACGCCCGGTTGGCAACGCCGGGCAGGTTCCCCTTCGGCACCCGGTCACCCCCGCCGCCGCGCCCCCTGAATACATTCCCCGGAGAACCCCATGGCCTTCCGCATCATCACCGCCGACGAACGGCTCTCGGCCGCCGAGAACAAGACGTCCCTCGCCATCTTCGGCCCGCCCGGCGTCGGCAAGACGACGCTCCTGAAGACGCTGCCCGCCGAGGAGACGGTCTGCCTCGACCTCGAGGCCGGCATGAAGTCGGTGCAAGACTGGCGCGGGGACTCGATCCCGGTGCGCAGCTTCACCGATTTCCGCGACCTCGCCGTGCTGATCGGCGGGCATGACCCCGCGCAGCATCCGCAGTCCTGGTACGGCGCCGAGTATCACGCCTGGCTGCAGCAGCAGTATCTCGGCACCGGCATCGAGGATTTCCTTGGCCGGAAGCGGATCGTCTTCGTCGACTCGATCACCGACCTGACGCGGCGGGCCATGGCCTATGCCCGCCAGCAGCCGGAGGCCTTCTCCGAGCGGACGGGCAAGCCGGATGTCCGCGGCGCCTACGGACTGCTCGGCCGTGAGGTGATCCAGGCGCTGAAGCACCTCCAACACGCCCGCGGCAAGACGGTGATCTTCGTCGGCGTTCTCGAGAAGGTCACCGACGAGTTCGGCGCGACGACATGGCAGCCGCAGATGGAGGGCACGAAGGCCGGGCGCGAGTTGCCGGGAATCGTCGATCAGGTGGTCTCGATGCAGCTCTTCGGCCGCGACGCCAAGGGCGACTGGACCCTCGACGAAACCTCGGCCGAGCGCCGCCTCGTCTGCCGCTCCGGCAACCCCTGGGGCCTTCCCGCCAAGGACCGCTCCGGTCGTCTCGACACCACCGAGCCGCCCGATCTCGGCGCGCTGATCGCGAAGATCGACGGCCGCGCGCCCGCTCACCCTGCCACCCCTTCCTGATCCAGACGCAAAGGACAGACCCATGAGCTATGATCTCAACGACGCCCAGCCCCAGATGGCCCCCATCGGCGAGCTGATCCCCGACGGCACCTTCGCCAAGGTCCGCCTGACCGTGCGCCCCGGCGGTGTCGACGGCGCCACGCCGATGGACGCGAAGCTCCTGAAGGCGTCGCAGTCGAGCGACGCGAAGATGCTGGACTGCGAGTTCACCATCCTCGAGGGGCCCCATGCCCGGCGGAAGTTCTGGCAGAGCTTCACGGTGGCGGGCGGCAAGCTCGACGAGAAGGGCCAGTCGATCGGCTGGAAGATCTCCAAGTCCACCTTTCGCGCGATGGTCGACAGCGCTCTCGGGCTCGATCCCAGGGATGAAAGCCCCGACGCCAAGGCCAAGCGGGTCCTGCCCGGGCTCAAGCATCTCGACGGCATCGTCTTCGCCGCCCGGATCATGGTGGAGCCCGCCTCAAACCCGCAATACCGCGACCAGAACCGGATCGCGAACGTCGTTCTGCCCGACGAGCCGCAGCACGCAGCAATCATGCGCGGCGAAACCGTGCCCCCGGAGCCCGTCAACGCCCCGCCGCGCAAGGCCGCGAGCGCGCCGGCGCCGGGCTGGCAGGCGCCCACGCCGGCATGGGGCGCGCAGCCGCAAGCCCCGGCGGCGGCTCCGGCCTGGGGCGCGCAGGCTCCGGCTCCGCAGCAGCTCCCGCAGCAACCGCCCGCCCAGCAACCGGCTGCGGCCCCGCCGTCCCCGCCGGGCGGGGCGCCCGCGGCCGGCATGCCCGCGTGGCTCAATGGGTGAGGCGCGGTCTGCAGCGCGGCGGCGGAGGTCAAACCGGCCTTCGCCTATGCCCGAGGCCCGGCGCAATCCGGTCGGGCCGATGACCCCGGATGAATGGCAGGCGCACGTGACGCGCGAGGCGGCGCTGGAGATCGGACGATGGCTCGAGGCCCGAGGAAGACTGCACGCCCCCATCGCAAGCCTCAGCCTCGGCGACCTCGAAGCCATGGCCAGCAACGCGATCTCCCGCTGGATCGTGCTCCAGTCCGAAAAGCTCCGGAGGGCGGGCTGGCCGCCCGAGGACCCGATCGCGACCTTCTTGCTCGGGTAGCGCTCTGCGCCGTCTGCGCCCGCGAGGCGCGCGGTTTCGGCTACTGCCACGGCCTCCGCTGGGATCGCCACCCCTACCACCGCTTCTGCTCGCGCCGCTGTCAGGACGTGGGCAGCACCATCGCCCAAAGGAACAACGGCATGATCGACAAGACCGCGCGCGAGGCCCGTGCGATCCGCGATGCGCGGACGCCCTTCGCCGAAGCGCTCACCGACCTCGGGCTCATGGAGCCCTTCTTCCACCGCAGCGCCGAGGACATCGACCGCCTCATCGAGGCGGCCGTCACCGGCTACATCGACAGCATGCAGGACCAGGCCGCGCGCAGGGAGCGCACCGGCACGGCCCTCGACGACCCCATTCCGTTCTGAGGGGGCGCGCGATGATCGACCTTAACGACGACACCGCGTCCTGCAGCTGGACCTACCTGCTCGAGGCGGCCACCGGGAACGCCGTCACCGAGTTCGAGATCGAGTTCTGTGACAGCCTCCGCGAGAAGCTGGTGCGGTTCGGCGACAGCGCCCGGCTGACCGACGCGCAGTTCCACAAGCTGACCTGCATCGCGCAGGCCGGCGGGTTCTGGGAGCGCGAGCGATGATCGACCTGAACCATGGCTCGGGCTTCCTCTATGGCGCCGGCGCGCCGCGCCCGCCCATTGCGGAAGCGGTGTCCGCGGCCATCGACATGGCGCTGTCCGCGCGCAACCGCGCAGAGCGTCCGCGCACCTATGTCAGTTCCTCGGGTCTCGGCCGCGACTGCCTGCGCCAGATCCAGTACGACTTCCTCGCGGTACCCAAGGACGAAGGCCAGGAGTTCGCGCCGCGCACGCTGCGCATCTTCGAGGCGGGCCATAGGGCCGAGGACATCGTCGCGGGCTGGTTCCACATCGCCGGGTTCGACCTGCGCACCGAGCGCCCCGATGGCCGCCAGTTCGGGTTTGAGGCCCTCGGGGGGCGCTTCAAGGGCCATATCGACGGCTGCCTCGTCTCGGGCCCCGTCGCGATGGACTATCCCGCGCTCTGGGAGAACAAGGCGCTCGGCGCAGCCAGCTGGAAGGACGTGGTCAAGCGCGGCGTCAGCCTCGCCCGGCCGGTCTATGCGGCCCAGATCGCGCTCTATCAGGCCTATATGGACCTGCCGGCCCCGGCGCTTTTCACCGCGTTGAACCGCGACACGATGGAGCTGCACGCCGAGCTCGTGCCCTTCGATGCGCACCTCGCGCAGGAGATGTCGGATCGCGCCGTCGCCGTGGTGCGGGCCTCCGAAGCCGGGGAATGGCTGCCGCGGGCCGCGGCCGAACCCACGGCGGTCCTCTGCCGCGGCGGCATGGCGGCCGGCAAATGGCACGCGCCATGTGCCTGGGCAGGCCGGTGCTGGGGAGAGCGGCGATGATCCACGACGCCTATGAACTCAAGCGGATCGTGCGGGCCCAACGCGAGCGGTTCTGGTGCTCCGACCTGCTCGGAGCGGCGGAGTTCGCGCCGATCTATTTCTTCGACGATCAGGCCGCCTTCGATGGCGATATCGTCGACCGCGCGATGACCCGGGTCTTTACCGGTCCGCTTCGGCTGCCGCATCCGTCCGTGATCTTCGAGGTGCGCGAGCAGCGCGCGTCTCCCTCGGGCCTCATCGTCTGCGCCCGCGCCGACGGCGACATCGTCGAGGCCACGTTCCTCATGCGCAAGCGGGCGCCGCGCGGCTGGACGGATTGCCTGGTGCGGATCTGGATTCATCCGGACGGCAAGGCGGAGATCGAGGGCAACCCGGCCGAGCGACACGACGAGACGGTCCGTGGCCACGGCGAGGTCGCCGCCGGCATCGTCTGGCGCGCGCTGACCATTCTCGGCGCGTCCCCGGACATCCGCGACCGCAAGGTGTCGCTCGCGAAACGGTCCCGCCTGTCCCGCGAGGGCGTGCGCGGATGGGTCTGGCGCCAGGTCGCCATCGATCCGGCGCGCCTGCGGGCGGCGACGCCGCCGCAGGGCGGCAGTCACGCCAGCCCGCGCTGGCACATCCGCCGCGGTCACTGGCGGCAGCTCGCCGACGGGCGTCGGGTCTTCGTCCGCCAGTGCGAGGTGGGCGATCCGACCCGCGGCGGGATCGTCAAGGATTACGCAGTGGAGGCACCCCATTCATGACCGAGTTCACCCCATCCTCCACGCAGGCCGCCGCGATCCGCGAGATCAGGGAGTGGTTCGAGACCCGCACGGAGCAGCAGCAGGTGTTCCGCCTGTTCGGCTATGCCGGGTCCGGCAAGACCACCGTGCTGAAGTTCGCGCTCGACGAACTCGGCCTCTCGCCCCACCGCAGCGCGAAGGACGGCCGCTGCGTGCCCGGCGTCGTCACCGCCACCTTTACCGGCAAGGCCGCGCTGGTGCTGACCCGCAAGGGCACGCCCGCGCGCACCATTCACAGCCTGATCTACTCGGTGATCGAGTCGACCGAGGAGGAGATCGAGGAAGCCGCCCGGAAGATCGCGGCGGCTGAGCGCGACGCGCGTCGCCTTACCGGGTTCGCGCGCACCACGGCCGATGCCGCGATCGAGGCCATGCGCCAGGGGCTCTCGGCGATGAAGCACCCGCGCTTCGCCCTGAACCCGCAGAGCGACGCCGCGGACGCCCGGCTGATCGTGCTCGACGAGGTGTCGATGGTCGGCGAGGAGATGGCGCGCGATCTGATGAGCTTCGGCAAGCCGATCCTCGTGCTCGGCGATCCCGGCCAGCTGCCGCCGATCCGGGGCGAAGGCGCCTTCACCCGCGACGAGCCGGACGTGATGCTGACCGAGATCCACCGCCAGGCGGCCGAGAGCGCGATCATCCGTCTCGCGACCATGGCGCGGGAGGGTCGGCCCATCGGCTTCGGCGTCTACGACGACCATGTCGCGAAGCTCCGCAAGGGCGACATCACGCCGGAACAGGCCCTGCGCGGCGGCCAGCTGATCTGCGGGCTGAACGCCACGCGGCTGCAGATCAACAACGCCATGCGCGCGGCTGCAGGGCTCGGCGGGACCTGGCTGCCCACGGGACCGTCCGAGAAGATCATCTGCCTGAAGAACCAGAACGATCTGGGGCTGATCAACGGGATGTTCGTGACGCTCGAGGACATCGTCGACGAGGGCAGCCTCTACTTCTCCGCCGTCGTCCACGACGAGGACGGACGCCACATCGGCGAGCCCTATGAGGACGGGCGTCCGGGCCGGCTGCGCATCTACAAGGGGCACTTCGAGGACCATCTCGCCTACGACGACAAGCGTCACGACCGCGACTACAAGGAGAAGCGTCTGCTGACCGAGGCGACCTTCGGCTGGGCGATCACCGCCCACAAGGCGCAGGGCTCGCAGTGGGAGAACGTGATCGTCTGGGACGACGGGCTGGGCCGAAGCGAGATCGACCGCCGCCGCTGGCTCTACACCGCGATCACCCGGGCCGAGCGCGGTCTCGTCCTTCTGGCCTGAGGGGCGCGATGATCGACCTCAACGACATCGTGGTCCCGAAGACCCGGCACGATCTGGCGGTCGTGAAGGAGCGGCTCGCCTGCACGGCCGCCGACTGGCTGCCGGGGCTTTTCCCCGAGGCCAGGCTCGCGCGGGACCGTCGCTCCTTGCGCTGCGCAGACCTCTCCGGGCGCCCGCCACGCAAGGAGGGCTCCTGCACCATCCATCTCGACGGGCCCTATGCAGGCTGGGGCTTCGACTACGCCACCGGCGAGCGGGCCGGTCCCATCGACCTGATCGCGCAGGCGACCGGACTCTGCGACGGCGCGCTCTTCGACGAGGCAGCGCGGCTCGCGGGGATGGAACACCCTGCGTTGCAACCCACGATGGCGTCGCCCATGCGCGCTCGCCCCGACCACTCGGCCGAGATCGCGCGTCTGGTCGGTGGGGCCGTGCCGATCGCAGGCACGCCGGGCGAGACCTACCTGCGCGCTCGCAGGCTGTCGGATCCCGGATCGCCCGACCTTCTGTTCCATCCCGACTTGCCGGACTTCGACCGCTGCCGCGGCTGGCCCGGCCTGATCGCGATCCTGCGGCTGCCGGGCGGGGAGCGCGCGCCGGGTATCCACCGCACCTTCCTGCTCGACGACGGCAGCGCCAAGGCGCCCCCGGGCAAGAAGATGCTCGGCAGCGTGAAGGATGCCGTGGTCCGGCTCTTCCCGATGCCCGAGGACGGCCACATCGGCATCGCCGAGGGCATCGAGACGGCGCTCGCCGCGCACGCGCTCTTCGGCACACCGGTCTGGGCGGCGCTGTCGGCGGACGGTCTGGCGCGGTTGCAGTGGCCCGAGGGCACCCGCCGCGTAACCATCTACGCCGATGCCGGGGACGCAGGTCGCCAGGCGGCCGCGACGCTCTCCGATCGCCTCAACCGGGCCGACATCCCGAACGAGATCGTCGGACCGCTGCATGGCGACGACTTCAACGACGACCTTCTGCGCGGCACCCGCGCCGAGGATTACGCGCGACTGGCTGACACCACAGCGGCGGCGCAGGACGGGGATCCGGCACAGCCCGAGACGGCAACACCTGTCGTTGCGTCTGCTGACGATCCCGCAACGCTGATCGCCGCGGCCGAGGCGCTGACCAACCCGCCCGAGTTCGAAGCCCTGTCCATGTTGCTCGGACGCATCGCGCTGGCGAAGCTCAACCCGCTGCCCGAGCGGCAGGTCATCGCGCGGATCAAGTCCGCGACAGGCATCGGCATGTCGGTCCTGACCCAGCAGCTGGCAGAGCTCCGCCGCCGCGTGAACGCCACCGGCGACCCGCATGCGCCGATCCCGAAGCCCGCCTGGTTCAGGCGCCTGCGGCTCGATCTCGCGGGCGCGCCCGAGCGCAACGAGGCCAACGTCATCGTCGCGCTGACCTCCGATCCGGCCTTCGCGGGCGTTCTCGCCTTCGACGAGTTCGGGCAGGAGATCGTCGTGCGCCAGCCGTTGCCTTGGGATTGTGCCGCCGCCTCCCTCCCGCGTCCCTGGGAGGACGCCGACGACATCCGCACCGCCGAATGGCTGCAACTCCGCGGCATCAACGTGGCGCCGGTGGTCGTGAGCCGTGCCGTCGGCGCCGTCGCCCGCGAGCTGCGCATCCATCCCGTCCGAGACTGGCTTGGCACCCTGACATGGGACGGTACGCCCCGGATCGAGACCTGGACCAGCACGTATCTCGGCGCCGAGCCCACCGCGTTCAATCACACCATCGGCGCGCTCTGGCTGATCTCGGCCGTCGCCCGCATCTACCGCCCCGGCGTGAAAGCCGACCACATGCTGATCCTGGAGGGGCCGCAGGGCGCACGCAAATCCACCGCGATCAAGGTGCTCGCGGGCGAGGAATGGTTCACCGACGAGCTGCCGGAGCTCGGCTCGAAGGACGCCGCACTGCACATGCAGGGTGTCTGGATCGTGGAGATCGGCGAACTCGACGCCATCGGCCGCGCCGAGGTCTCGCGCATCAAGGCCTTCCTGACCCGCACCACCGACCGCTTCCGCCCGCCCTACGGCCGCTACACCGTCGAGGTGCCTCGGCAGTGCGTCTTCGCCGGCACCGTGAACCCCGACACCTATCTGCGCGACGAGACCGGCAACCGCCGCTTCTGGCCGCTCCGATGCGGCACCATAGACATCGCGGCGCTAGCGCGCGACCGGCACCAGCTCTGGGCCGAGGCCGCCCACCGCTTCCGCGCCGGTGCAATCTGGTGGATCGACGATCCGGCGCTGCTGGCCGAAGCCCGCGAGGAACAGGACCGCCGCTACCAGTCCGACGCCTGGGACGACCTCATCGAACACTGGCTGATCCACGAGGTCCGCACCGTTTCCGACGGCTTCCCCGACTATGGCAACTCCCGCACCGAGAGCGTTCCGCGCCCGGAGCCGCTGAGGGACGTGTCGGTCGGCGAGATCCTCGAGGAAGCGATAGGGCTCGAACCCGCGAGGTGGACCCGCGGCGACCAGATGCGCGTGTCGGCCTACCTCAAGGCCAACGGCTGGGAGCGATACCGGCGGCGCGACGAGGGCGGGCGCGAGGCGCCGCGGGAATGGCGGTATCGGAGGGCATAGTGCTTTGCACACATGCGTGCTCGGCGGTCCCGACCTATCCGAAAACCAGCCCGCCATCCACGATCAGGTTCTGACCGGTGACCGACCGCGCCCATGGCGACGCGAAGAACAGGACCGCATCGGCCAGCTCCTCCGGCGTCGTCGCGCGACCGAGTGGGGTCTGCCCGGCGACGATGTCGAATACCGCATCGGGTGTCGCGGCGCTGGCATCGGTGGTGCGCAGCAATCCGCCCGAGACCATGTTGACCGTGACGCCGAGAGGGCCAAGCTCCTTTGCCGCGGTGCGCGTGAAGGCCAGGAGCGCACCCTTGGCGGCCGTATAGTCGTGATAGGGCACCACCGGGTTCTGCAAAAGGTTCGTGCCGATGGTCACGACACGCCCGAAACCTCGCGCCTCGAAATGCAGGCGCAGGGGCTGAATGCAGTTGAGCGCGCCCCCGACCGCCGTTTCCGTCTGTCGCGCGATCTCGGTCCAGGTCAGGCGCTCGAGATGCGCCCGTGCATCGCCGTTAAAAGAGAAGTCGGCGAGTGCGTTGTGCACGAGAACGTCGGGCGGGCCGAGCCTCTCGACGATCTCGTCGACCATCCGGACGACCGCCTGCGCATCGGTCACGTCGGCGACAAACGCTGCGACGCGCGGGCCGAGATCAGACGCGAGCGCGTCAGCCGCCTCCTTGCTCCTTCGGCAGTTGATCGCGACCTGCGCCCCCTCTCGCGCAAAGGCACGCGCGATTGCGGCGCCGAGGCCGCGGCCTCCGCCAGTAATCAGTACAGTTTGTTCGTTCAGTGGCAGGGTCATGCCGTCATTCCTTCTTTCGGGGTTGTGTCGGGCCAGGTTTCCAGCCGCCAGGCACTGTCCCAGAACACCCATTCCAGAAGCGCGCTTTTGGTGAAGGCCGCTTGCATGCGCGCCAGTTCCGTGGCGCCAGCGGCCGCGCCAAGACGGTCGACCAGCGCGCACATGCGGGTGACGGAAGCATCGAAGTCCGCCCCTGCATAAGTGTCGATCTAGGCGCGATAGGGGTTGTCGGCGCTGGCTTTCGCATGAATGTCGTTGCCGACGTCGCGATAGACCCAGAAACAGGGAAGCAGGGCCGCCACGGCCTCGCCCACACTTCGCGTTGCGGCCGTAGCCACAAGGAAGCTGACATAATGCGCGCAAGCCGGGCTGGGCGGGGTGGTGGCAAAGGTCGCGGGGTCAACCCCGAACAGGCCCATGTAATGCGCGTGCAACTGCCGCTCGACTGCAATGGCTCCGGCGCCCGAGCCAGCGAGTTGGGCCACGGCCTCGGCATCTGGGGCGCCGGTCGCAGCACAGGCAAGCGCGCGCGCAAAGCCTTCGAGGTAATACGCGTCCTGAACGATATAGTGGCGGAACACCTCTTGCGGCAGCGTGCCGTCGGCCAGCGCGCGGTTGAACGGCATGGCGCGGATATCGGCACAAAGCTGAGCGTTTTCCGCCAGCACGGTTTCGGTGAAGCTCATGGCCGAACCTCATTCATGATGTGGAAATGGTGCGTCGGACCGTGCCCGTGTCCGACCGTCAGCGCATCAGCCTCGGCGATGGCGGCGGCGACATACGCCTTGGCCTCTGCTGCCGCGCGACCCGGGTTCAGGCCATGCGCGAGGAACGTCGCGAGCGACGACGACAGCGTGCACCCCGTGCCGTGCGTCTTTTGCGTGGCGTGGCGCGAGCCGGGCAGCCAGGTCGGACCTGCGGCCTCGACCAGCAGGTCGGGGCAGTCTTCGCCGCCTAGGTGCCCGCCTTTCAGCAGCACCGCCTTGGGCCCGAGATCGAGGAGCGCACGCGCCTGCGCGGCCATGCCTTCCCGCGTCGTGGCCTCCTTGGCTCCCAGCAGATCGGCAGCCTCGGGCAGGTTCGGCGTGATGACCGTGGCGCGGGGCAGCGCGTCGCGCAGGGCGGCCACCGCCTCGGCTTCGAGCAGGCGGTCGCCGCTCTTGGCCACCATCACCGGGTCGAGCACCACCGGCGCATCAAGTCCCTCCAGTGCGGTGACGACCGCCGCCACGGTTGCGGCGCTCCCAAGCATGCCGATCTTGACTGCGTCGATCCGGATATCCGCCCGGATCGCGGCGATCTGCGCGGCGACGAAATCTGGGGCCACCATCTGCACCCCGCGCACGCCGCGGGTATTCTGCGCCGTCAGCGCCGTGATCGCGGCCATCGCGTAGCCGCGGCAGGCCGAGATCGCCTTGACATCGGCCTGGATGCCGGCCCCACCCGAAGGATCGGAGCCTGCTATGGACAGCACGTTGGGGATCATTTCTGCCTCCATTCCCGCACGAGGGCGCGGGTCGCCACTTCAGGGTCGGGCGCGCGCACCACGGCCGAAACGACGGCGAGTCCCGCCGCCTCTGCGCGCCGCACCGGTTGCGCATCGCCGAGGCCGAGGCCACCGATCGCCACCGCCGGAACCCGCGACCGGGCGGCGATACGCGCGAGGCCATCGAAGCCTATGGGGGCGGCATGATCCGGCTTGGTTGCCGTGGCCCGGATCGGCCCGGCACCGATGTAGTCGACACCGCACGGGATCGCGGCACATTGCTCGGCCGCCTCGACCGACAGTCCGAGGATCTTTCCCGCGCCGAGACGGGCGCGCACCGCGCCCGGATCGCCATCGCCCTGGCCGATATGCAGCCCGTCGGCGCCGGAGGCCACCGCGACCTCCAGCCGGTCGTTGACGATCAGCTTGACGCCGAGCGGAGCAAGCTCGGCCATCAGCATGCGGGCGAGCGCCAGCAGATCGGCATCCGACGCAGTCTTGTCGCGCAGCTGCACGGCCCAGGCCCCGCCGCGCGCCGCCGCGCGCGCCTGGTCGACGACCGCGTGCGGGGCGCCCGGATCGGTGATGACGTAAACGGCGCCGATCATTCCACGCTCACCCTGGCGCCAGCATCGAGCGCCTCTGGAGTCAGCGCCGCCAGCGCATCGAGGAAGGCCGGCTGAAAACTGCCCGGGCCTTGGGCATTTCCAGCAGCATGCTCCCCGGCCAGACCGTAAAAGGCGAGCGCCGCCGCGGTCGCCTCGAGCAACGGTTGACTCACGCAGAAGGCCGCGATCACGCCGTTGAGCGAGCAACCCATCACCGTGACACACGCCATGAGCGGATGCCCGTTGGCCACCCGATACCCCTTCGACCCGTCGGTGACGTAATCGACCGGGCCGGAAACGGCGACGACGCCACCCGTGCTTTGCGCCAGCGTCCGCGCCGCCTCCATCGCCGCCTCAACACTGTCGCCCGCATCGACCCCGCGCGCCGCGCCGGACAGCCCCGCCAGCGTCAGGACCTCGGATGCGTTGCCGCGGATGACGCTTGGCCCGAGGTCGATGAGCTTTTGCGACAAGTCCCTCCGGAAACGTGTCGCCGCCACGCCGACCGGATCGAACACCCAGGGCCTTGCGGCGCCGTTCATCACGACGGCTGCCTCCTCCATCGCGGCACCCCAGTCGGGGTCGGCTGTGCCGATATTGACCGTGAGCGCCTGCGCAAGACCTGCGAACTCCGCGGCCTCTTCGCGCGCATGCACCATCGCCGGGGACGCCCCCGCAGCAAGCAGCACGTTGGCCATGAAATTCATCGCCACGAAATTTGTGATGTTGTGCACGAGAGGCGCGGTGTCGCGCATGCGTGCGAGGTGTTCTCCAGGGTATTGCATATCTCTCCCCGCTCAGACGCAGGGAGACGCGATACGGGGAACTGATAGGCGGAGCCGCCTGTTGCTCGTCGCACCGCGGACTCCCTACGCCAGCATGATCTGGTTCAGGTTCGAAGGGTGCTTCTCAGACCGCGCCAAATGCGCGGACGCCCCTGTCCGTGGCGCAAGTTAGACGACGTCGGCCGAGACCTGTCAATGGAATCGCTTTCCGTGCTTGACCGTAGTGGGGACATTCCGTGGTCAGCCTGTCCCAACCTCCCCCGTGGTCCCAACCCTGTCCCAACCTCCCGAGGGGGTTGGGGACACGAAAAGCCATTCAAAAACAACGGTGTCCCCAACCTCACCCCGTGGTCCCAACCTTTTGCTACACATTCATGTGGGAGAACGGAAAAGGTCGGGAACATGTTTTTCTATACGAAAAGAGAAGGACCCCCGTTGGGGACACCGAGGTTGGGACCACATACGCTTAAGCCATTGTAGTAAATAGATAAAACGCTGTCCCAACCCCCTCGAAGGTTGGGGCCACGCGTTTGGAGGTTGGGACCGGGACGGGCAGCGCGTCGATCGTCGCCGGCCGCGTCGTCCCTGGTCGATTTCGCTTTGGCCGAGGACCGCCGGATGCTAACTCCTGAGGCGACCGAAGCCGAAGGCCCACAGCTTGTGAGCCTTCACGATGAACACACCGATCCCCGCGCAGGACGTCCGCCCCGAAGCGGACGCGATGTCCCGGTCCTGTATCCTCGCCCTCGATCTCGGCACCACGACCGGCTGGGCGCCTGGCGAACCGGCAACAACGGCCGACGCAGTCAAATGGCGGATCATCCCCGATTGGCCCGCATACGAGGTGTCATCCGAAGGGCGGGTTCGCAGGATGCGTCAGTCCAAGGGCGCGAAAGCGGGCCGCGTCCTCCGCCCTTCGCTCAACATGAAGACCGGGTATGTCTCGGTCTGCCTTTGCGAGCGTCCGAGATCGAAGCGCATCGACGTTCACCGTCTCGTTGCCCTGACATTTCTCGGCCGCCCGCCCTCCGCGCATCATCTTGTCGCGCACAATGATGGCGATCGGACCAACAACGCCGTTGGCAACCTGCGATGGGCAACGCAGGCCGAGAACCTTGCCGACTGCACGTTGCACGGCACCGCCTTGAAGGGCTCGAGGAACCCCGCGTCCGTCATCACAGAGATCGACGTTCGCGCAATCCGTCGAATGAAGATCGCCGGAATTCCACGACCAGTGATCGCCGAGGGCTACGGTCTCCATAAGCGTTCGGTGTTCAAGATCCTCGCGCGGTCCAGCTGGGAGCACGTACGATGAGCATCTTGGCTTTGGACCTTGGTACGCGGACTGGATGGGCGCTTCTAACGCGTGATCGGGCAATCACGAGCGGCGTCGTCGACTTCAGGCAGGACCGGTGGCAGGGCGGCGGTATGCGCTTTCTGCGCTTCCGGGGCTGGCTGGACGAAGTCCATCGACTCTCCGGCGGTTTCGAACAGCTGATCTACGAGCAGGTTCGCCGGCATGCGGGGACGGACGCCTCCCATCTCTACGGAGGCTGGTTGGCAATTCTCGAAGTGTGGTGCGAGCAGAACTCGGTTGCATACCAAGGCGTTCCGGTCGGCACGATCAAACGCCACGCCACCGGCAAGGGCAACGCGCCAAAGGAGGCGATGATCGCCGCGGCCAGAGCACGAGGGTTCTCGCCCGCCGACGACAATGAGGCCGACGCCATCGCCATTCTGCACTGGGCGATCGAGACGAACGGAGGCCTGGGATGAGGTGGTATCCGAAAGGCTACGGCGGCTCGCGCCGGGATCCGGACCAGGTGAAGCGCGATGGCTGGCACGACGAGGGTGTGCTCGCCGTATCCGTCGAAGACGACCGGCTAACCTGGCCGGAGCGCGAGCTGGTGCGTCAGCTCGGCGAGAAGCTCTACGGAAAGCGGCAGGAGGACGGGTCTCATGCGTGACTGGACAACTGCCCGCGTTCAGGACCGCCTCGAACTGGCCGCCGACGTGTTTGCGCAACTGCCGGCCGTGAAGCCGCAGGGCTATTTCAACGCGTGGCCGGAGTATTTTCACACCTTCGCGGATCAAGTCGGTCAGGAGCCTCAGATGCGTCGGCCGCGGCCGAGCCCGCGGCAGATCACGGAAGCCAAGGAAGCGATGCTCTGGCTGCGGTGGCTCGAGAAGGATGACGCACGGATCGTCTGGCTGCGCGCGAACCGGACACCGTGGAAGAAGATCGGCTGGGAGATCGGGCTGAGCCGCCCGGCCGCCAACCGGCACTGGCAGTACGGCGTCGCGCTGATCACC